GGAGGTTCTGATATGGCAATTTTCGGACGCTTTACCCAGCGGGCTCAGCGTGCCGTGGCGGCCGCCCAGCAGGCGGCCAACCGGAGCAAGAAGGGCTATGTGGGCGTATTTGTACGGGATGCCAAGGCCCAGGGCGTCCACCAGCTTTCCAGCGCGGCGCTGATTCCCACTGAGCTGGGGCAGGAAAACCAGAATTACATCAGGAGGGCGTTCACCGGCAGCGACCGGGGCGGCCCCAGCAAGGTAGTGGCGGTGGTCATCGCCACGGGTACGGAGGACACCACCGCCCTGGAGGCGGGGCTCAAGAGCATTGAGGGGCTGACGCTGGACTACCTGGCCGGGCCGCCCGACGCGACGGCCGCCGAGCTGACGGCGCTGGAGAAGTGGGTCAAGGACCGGAGGGCGGCCTACTTCACCGAGAAGCTGGTGGAGCCCAACGCCGCCAAGGCCCCGGACGACATGGGGATTATCGACTTCGCCGAGACCGACGGGGCCATTGCGGAGGGGGCGGCCACCTACACCGCGGGGCAGTACGCCAGCCGGATCGCGGGTGTGCTGGCGGGCATCCCCGCGGGCATGTCGGCCACCTACGCCCCCCTGATGGAGCTGACCGCCGTGACGCCCCGCTCCACACAGGAACAGGAGGCGGCCATCAAAGCGGGCAAGCTAATCCTGATCCACGACGGCGTCAAGGCCAAGATCGCCCGGGGCGTCAACTCCCTGACCACCATCCCCGCCACGGGGAAGGCGGACTGGAGCAAGATCAAGATCGTGGAGGGGATGGATCTCCTCACCTACTATCTGCGCACCACCATCCAGGACGAGTATGTGGGCCGGTACGCCAACACCTACGACAACAAGTGCGTCCTGGTGACCGCCATCCAGACCTTCCTGGCCGAGCTGGAGGGCCAGGGGGTGCTCTCCTCCGGGGAGAGCTGGGCGGAGCTTGACGCGGAGGCCCAGGAGAAGTGGATGCGCTCCCAGGGCATTGAGACGGCGGATATGACCGCGCAGGAAATCAAGGAGTATCAGACCGGGAGCTGGGTCTTTGTCCGGGTGGGCGGCCGCTTCGTGGACGCCATGGAGGACTTCCAGCTCTCCGTGGACAACCTGTAAGGAGGGATAGACATGGCAAGAACCATTGACAGCGCCAGGCGGGTCATTTCGGGCACCTGGGGCGAGCTGTGGATCGACGGGGAGAAGGTGGCGGAGGTCTCCGCCTGTCAGGCCAAGGTGGCGCTGAACAAGGAGACCGTCAACCTGTGCGGCCGGTTCATGACCACCCACAAGGCCATGAACGCCAGCGGCACCGGGAGCCTGACGCTGCACAAGGTGGACTCCGGCTTCGCCCAGAGGATGGAGGGCATCAAGCGCGGCGTGGACCGGCGCTTCACGGTGATCTCCAAGCTGCGGGACCCGGACAGCTACGGCGCGGAGCGGGTGGCCCTCTACGATGTCAGCTTCGACGACCTGACCCTGGCCGACTGGCAGGCCGCCGCTATAGGCTCGGTGACCGCCCCCTTCACCTTCAGCGACTACGAATACCTGGATCAGATTGAGGTGCAGTGACATGGAAGAGAAAAGGACGGATTTGTTGGCGCTTCTGCTGAGGCCGGAGCTGCCCAATGTGCAGAAGGAGCTGCCCACGGCAGAGTACCGCGTCAAGCGGCTGAGCGAGGCGCTGGGCACGGACGTGGTATTCAAGCTGAGGGCGCTGCCCTACGGAAAGGTAAAAAGCATCCGGGATTCGGTGGCGGGCGACCCAATGCTGGATATCCTGCTGGCCGGCTGTGTGGAACCCGACCTGAAGGCGAAGGAGCTGAAGGAGAAGTACGGCGGAGCCACCCCGGCCGAGACGGTGAAGGCCATGCTGCTGCCGGGCGAGATCGAGGATCTCAGCCGGGCGGTGGAGCGGCTGTGCGGGTTCCGCCGCATCACCATTGATGAAGTAAAAAACGCCTGACGGAGGGCGGCGACACAGAGCTGGAGCTGGTTTACTACCTGTTCCACAAGCATCACTGGACACCGGAGATGTACTACGGCATGGGCCAGGGAGGCCGGGATCTGACTCTGGCGTTCGCCCTCCATGAGCTGGAAAAGGGGAGGGAACCCAGATAGAACGGCGGGCGGCCACGAGGGCCGCCCCTACGGTCGTGCGCCCAACCCGGAGCATGACAGAAAGCGGGAACGCGGGCCGATGTGGGCAGAAGGTGAATTGCCCCAAGGGGGCAAGAGAGACCGCCCTGGGGCGTCGGCCCCTACGGCCGTGGAGCC